GGCACAGCAACGCTTGCGGGTGGCTCGCTGCCAAACATTGCCGATAAACTTGCGTTGGGTGCGAAGCTGGATTCTGGCACAACAAACACTTCAAATTTCGATGGGGTTCTGTATCGGGCGAGGTTGTGGAATAAGAGTTTGACCGCAGCGGAGGTCACGGCGAGCTACGAGAACGCTACCGTGCCGTTTGCCGACCAGTATGGGGTGCAGACGAACAAGATTACTGGTGCTGTTGACAAAAACTGGGGAACCGCCCAAGCGGATACTGGCAACGATGCGACAGACCGAGCCACATTTAACACTAATTACGTTTGGAATACTGATGGCAACATTACTGACATTAGTGTTGCGAGCAATGTTCTGCAATTTACCTCCGGTTCGACGAGTTTGGGGATATATCATCCGGTAACATTCGTTGCGGGCAAACGCTACCGGCTCGTAATCGGAACTGGAACAATTACCGGCACATTTAAGGTGCGAGCTTGGATTGGCAGTTATGTTGATTTGGCAACACTTACTGCTTCCTCCACTAATGTTATTGATTTTGTTGCACCGGTAGGGTTGAGCAACTTCATCTACATTAACGCCACCTCGGCTGGAACAATTCAACTCAACGCAGCGAGTGTCAGCACTGAATTGGTTGCCTCTGGAGTGGTGGCTGATTACGACCTAGCTTTCGCCAACCCGACCCAATCGTTGATGGTGCAAGACCGCGCTGGTGCGGCAGACGGCACGGCCTCGGCAACGGGTGTGGCTCAAGTCACGCCGATTGAGCAGTTGAACTCTAAAGCGGCTCGCATAGGAACGACTGCGGCGACACCGGCAGATGGGGAATTGTTGGTGAGTGGCTATGCTGAAGTTACCGGCAACATTCGGGCGAATGCTTCCGATGGCAGCGGGTTCGAGCTTACCGGCACGACTAGCAGTGTAGCGTCTGGGATGGTCAGAGCCGGTTCTACTGGCGTTGCGTTGCGAACCGACACGACAGACCGCCTCACCATCGACTCGGCTGGCCTCGTGCTTGTGGATGGCGCAGCTACTCCGGCTGCGACTGGGTATGGGTTTGACGGTTGGACGCCAGAGTTGCAGCAACTTGGAACCCAAGGCATTGCTACTGTTCGCGCGGCAGCAGACGTTTATGGTGGTTCGCTGCATCTTGCAAAAAGCAGAGGAACTATCGCTTCCCCAACCATCGCCGTTGACGGTGACCGTGCCGGTTCAGTTTTTTTTGAGGCATACGATGGCACTGACTTCAGAAATTATGTCGGTGCGGTCGAGTGTTTTATGGATGGCACTGTTTCGACTAACAACACTCTCGGCAGATTGGTTTTTTCAACGACAGCGTATGGTTCGAATGAGTTGACCGAAAGATTGAGAATTGATTCGGCGGGCCTCGCGACATTCTCGAACGGGATTGCGTTCACGCAGACCGACACAAGCGCAACCGGCGCGGCGACAACAAGCTCAACGCTTGACCATTATGAGGAAGGCACTTGGACACCTACGCTCGGCGGCTCAACTACCAACCCAACTGTCACCTATGCCGTCCAGCAAGGTATTTACACCAGAGTCGGCAACCTTGTGACGGTGAGGTGGTCAGTCGGCACAAGTGCAAACACGGGAGGTGCTGGATACATCCTAATCAACGGACTGCCGTTCACGCAGAACGCTGGTGCGCAGTACAGAACCATCTCTCCTATTATGGGATACGGTTTAGATGTTGCATCTACCACATATCAACTCGCCGCCACCGGCAACACCAGTACAACCTATTTTTACTTGCTTGAGTCTAGGGATGCAACCTCTTGGGTTACCTCCAGTTGGACGCAAGCAACGGCTGCGGAGGTTTATTTTAACGGCGTGGCTCAATTTTGGGTATAATTATTTAGAACAATGGCATTAGAAAAGACAGAATCATTGAGGCACGAAGTCGAACCTAACGGGACGGTGTTCGTGGTTACACGCGGCGATGTTTTGGAGGACGGCAAAGTGATTGCCAGCAACCCCCCACATCGCAAGCCGATTAACCCCGGCGACGATTACAGCGGCGAAGCTGACGAGACAAAAGCGATATGCGCTGCCGTGCAGACTGATGAGGTCAAAGCGGCATACGCAGCCGACCAAGCCGCCAGAGATGCAGCAGAAGCAGCGGCGGCAGCACCGGCAGCGGAGGAAGCACCAGCGGAGGAATCTAGCGAGGAGGAATCTTCAGAATGATAGAGGTAAACACAAAACCGAAGGCGGGGCTTAACGTCTCGAAGTTAGCGATTAGCCTAAACAGCGCGGCTGAGTTTAATATGCAATTCAGTGTGGTTGGCTGGGGCAAGTACACCAACGCAGAGGGTGATGATGTGTGGGGCAACAACCCCATCGTCTCGACGCTCTTATTGGTATCCGGTGCAGCTTGGTCTGGCTGGGTTCCCGGCGCGGCTCCGAGTGATGCGGATTACATTGCCGGCCTAGCGTTGGCCCAGCTTGGGCTTGAACGTGATGACACAGTTGTTGCGGTTGAACAACCGGCGGCTGAGGAAGAGGCTGAGGTCGAAGAGGTCGAGGAAGAAGCCGAAGAATCTGAAGAAGAGTCCGGGTAAGAGATGAGTTGGCTGGATGACTGCAAGGTGGCTTTTGCCTCAATAACCGGACTCGGAAACTGGCTTGTGGATATTGATCTGGCTTTGAAGGTGGGCATTAGTTGTGCCAGCCTTTTCTACATAATTTTGAAGTGCATTCAGTTGTTGGATCGGAAATGAAAAAGACAATTATATTGATTGGAGCGTTGCTGTTTGTAACGGCAAACGCTGGAGCTGGTGATCTGTTTGGTGGCGGCTGGAAGCCAAAGCCCAACTTCACCTTGTTTGGCCAAAAGATTTCTTGGAAGCTGCCAAGCCTTTGCTTGGGAGCCAAGGCCGGTGTGATGCCGGATGCCGGCATCAGTCCGGACGGGCTTAGCTTCAAGATCCCTTATCTGGCTCTCGATCTGCCTTTCCCAAGCCTCACGCTATCGGCTGGCAAGGAGAAGGCAAAGGTGGAGCTAAAACTGGGCTCTATCGAAAAGACAGAGCACAAGACTGAAAAGGATTAGGATGGCAGACCGAAAGGCCAAGGGCGGCAAGAAGCTGACTCAATTAGGGCGAAGGCGTAAGCCGGCTGCTCCTCGCAGCAAGGTGAGAGCTCCACGCCCCCGCGACTATAGGAAAGAATCGGGTGCGACACTTGCCCCTAGTGAGCTTTCAACTTTAAGGAGGGCAATACGGAAAGAATCGGGTGCAGCGGTTTCAGCCAAGGAGTTAAGAGATTTTTTAAGACGTAAACCGAGAAGAAAGTAAATTATGTTGAAAAGTAAAACAGTATGGACTTGTATCTTAGGGGCTCTGGGCGGCCTCGCCGGCATCCTCACTTCGGAGGTTTCTCTTGCCGAAGGTTCCCAGATTATTCTGACGAGCCTTATCGGTTTGTTCCTCCGTCATTCTGTGGCCAAGGGCCAAACGGCTTCTGAGGCTGCTGTTGTGGCTGCCAGCAAGCCAGCGCCGCTCCCAAAGAAGCGAATCATCAAGAAGGCTTAGTCTTATGGGAACCTTTCTCACCAAAGGCACGACATTCACCACTGGCGACACGGTAACAGCCAGCGGTCTGAATAACTTGGTGGACAACGCCACGGTGACGGCTGGCTCGATAGGTTCAACGGAGCTGGGAGCTGATTCTGTTATAAACGGCAAGATCATTGATTCGGCAACTGGATCCGAGCCGGTCACTACCGGCACAATCCGGGCCAACGCAATCAGCAACGCCAAGCTGGCCGGGATGACTCGCGGCACGGTGAAGGTGGGTGATGCGAGTGGGGATGCGTCTGATCTGGATGTAAAGACTGACAATAATTTTCTTAGTGGAGACGGGACGGACATAAAGAGCAAGACGTTTGACACTGGCACAGCCGGCGACATAACGATCACCAGCACATCATCGGATTTTTATCTTGAGGTTGCGAGCAATTCGATTGCCAATGCGATGGTGAAGAATGACGCAATCAACCCGGCGAAGATCTCGCACAGCTCGGACAGCAATCCGGGGGTGATCATTTACGGAGCAAGCGGCACGCCGGCAGAGCTTACAACGGCTGCAAGCAACTCGGTTCTCACTTCAAACGGGGCCAGTGCTCCGACTTGGGAGTCGGGGCTGGTGGCAAAGGCGGCTATAGAACTGACAACTCTGCTTGATGGCAACGGAACTGGAACCGGGAAAACCAGCATAGCCTCTACCCACAATTTCGGCACAGAGCTGACTTCTGGAACCGTAACAAGCACAATTAGGTACTATATTGTGGAATATAAGGCCGGGGATGATTTCACCAATATTGGAGCCGGTTCCAACGCCACTGGCGTTGAGTTTGACGCGACCGGAACGACCCCAACGACTTGGACAAACGGCAGCCGCTTGGTTGCTTCCCCGGTTTTTTCCGTTAAGGGAGAGCTTGATTTAGTTTTCTCAAGTGCAGTTGCTCACGCTCGGTTTGCGGTAATGAGCACCGCCAACTGGACAGACGATACTTCTGTGGTTGCCGATGATTGGGAATATGCTGCTCTTTTCAAGGTGAAAGATAAAACAACGGCCGGCTTTACTATAAACTTTCGCACTTACAACGCCAAAACTGCGATCACCCCGTTAAATATTCAGATTTTGGTTTTCTGACAATGACACTCTCAGAAATAGCCACATACGTCTGCAACCTTATCGGCAAGACCGATTCGACGAGCGTGACTAGGTGCAAGGAGTATGTCCGGCAGCATCATCAGTTGATTTATGATTCAGCTCTCTGGCGTGAGAGTCTGATTGTTGAGCGGGTGACAATGCCGCCGGACGGGCGCGTGACACACATCGAGGTCACTGGAGGCGGCTCCGGCTACACATCAGCCCCCTCTGTGGACTTCTCAGCCGGTGCAGCCGGCTATGTGGTTCCAACGGCCACGGCCAAGCTGTTTAATGACACGGTGGGGGAGATCCTCCTCACCAAGAGCGGCAGCGGTTACGAGGACAATCCTACTGTGACCTTTACCGGCGGGGCCGGCACTGGGGCAACAGCAACGGCATACGCAACGGGTTATAATGATGAGCTTATTCTCCCCCAATCAATCGCTCAAGTTCTGGCGATTACGGCAGACGATCAAGAGCTTAGGCCGGAGGATATCATCACGCAGTATATGGTGGATCCGAGTGCTCTTACGGAGTCTGGCACTGCCAGCAGCTTTTCTCCTATATCTTCTGTGGGTATCAACTTTGATCTCCTTAACGGCAATCTATTTTTTGATCTGGCCGATGCGGATGATGCTGGGAAGAAGGTCGAGATAGTTGGCCGGCTGTTGGGGGACCCCACTAGGATCTACAAGGAGACTTTAACGCTCGCAGCAAGCCCGTCAGTCAATTCCAGCTTTGAAAGCTACTCAGAGATCACTTCGCTCTCAAAAGAGGCTACAACGGACACTGTGACGGTCAAGAACATCACCGGCTACGATAAATTCTATTGGTATAGCTGGGAGACAAAGGCGGAGTTTCAGAGGGCGAAGCTGTACCGCCGGCCAGAGTATGATGCAACCGGCCCGGTTCAGTTGGTGATCTTGGGCAAGCAGAAGATCCGGCCACTGGTTTCTGACACAGACGCGCCGATGATCAGCGGCATAGACAATGCACTGATCAAGTACGGCACAGCCGATATGCTGAAGAGGCAGCGGCAGTACGGGAAAGCCCAGCTTGAGACGGGAGAAGGCGACAGACTTTTGACTGTTGCGAGGGATGCGGAAACGAACCAGACGGCCAAGATAATGAGGATCGTGCCGGACAACTACACAGTGGGCTACACTCGCAATGACTTTGGATTTTAACTATGCCGGTCTATTTCAATGATGCCGTTGATGACATACTGCTGTATGACCGGCAAGCCTCGTTCATTGGTGGCCAAGTATCCAACTTTCGGGAGAACCTTCTAAACGAGTCACAAGCCGAGCTCATCAAGGATATGAGCCCGGAGATCTCCGGCGTGTTAAAGACCCGGAGAGGCTTCCACCGCTTCGCCAATCTGCTGGGCAGCACAAGCTCAAGCGTTGATATGAGGGCGATGCACTTCTTTGATTCCGACTCTCGGGAGAGGGTGATTGTGGCCGTTGCAAGGAATCTGTATGAGATTGAATCAAACGGCACGGTTACGGCGATCTCGCCGGCAGCCAACGCCCTTCCCGCTGCCGTAAACCCGGCCTATATGTGTCAAGTGGCTGACAAGATGTACTGGAGCAGTGATGCCAGCACATCAAAGATCTTTGAGCTGAAATATTCTGGCAGTGCGTGGGTCAAGACAAATTCAACGGACACGGTTTACCCGGCAAACGCAAAGTATCTGATAGCCAACTCCGGCAGAGTGTTTGCCTATGACCCGAGCGGCAACCAGATCTTTGTAAGCACAATTCTGCCCAGCCTCGCGGCAGTTGTTAAGATCAACAACGGAGGCGGGTACGTCATTGGCGACTACACAACGAGCGGGATGGTAGTGGACGCTCTGACGATAGGCTTGAGCAGTGGGCAGACGATTGTTTTCAGCGGGGGTGGCAGCCTCTTGCTGAGTGCAGCAGCGGTTGAAACAGACACTAAAATTTACGGAACACTCGCTGATGCGGCGGTTGCCGATGATGAAGAGGCTGCAGTTGGCACTACGCTGTTCACGATGGGAGGCGCAACAATCAACCCGTTCAAGGTTGGCACGGGAGCCGAGACAGTTACCGGGATGTATAGCTGGGTGGGCTTCAATGTGGTTGTGTTCTGCGAGAACAGCATCTATTTGGTGGACACAAATCCGCTGACAGCGGCAGCAGCGGCAGCCGGCAACGCCACCAGCACCTTTAAGATCCGCCAAGTATCGAATCTTTCCGGGGCAGTCAGTCACCGGGCCATTGCCCAAGTGGGGGAGGATCTTATTTTCTTGGCCAGAGACGGGGTGAGAAGCCTCAAGAGGACGATGGCCGAGGAGATGGTGGCTGAGCAGTCCGGTGTGATCTCCTACCCGATTCAAGATTTGATTGATTCGATCAACTGGGGTTCAGCGGCGCAAAAGGCCACGGCAACATTCTGGAACGGATTCGCTCTGTTCAGCGTCCCAATTCTTTCCAGCACGGAGAACAACTGTGTGCTGGCCTATTCGGTGGACACAACTAGCTGGATTGGTTACTGGCAAGGAAACCCGGCCTACAACATTAAGCCGGTTGATTTCTGTGTCACAGCCTTCAACGGTTATGCGGAGAAGCTGCTGGCGCTGGACAAGGTGGGCAACCCGCTGGAGTTTCGGGATTACGTTGCCCCGGAGAGCACGGTAGCCACGGATTTCCAAGACAACTTTGATGGCAGCAACTATCGGGACACAGCTTGGCAGACGTTGACGAGGGGGATGACCTTTGGCGACCAGTTGAGCCCCAAGAGCCCCGAGTTTGTGGAGTGGGAATTTGATAGGAGCAACGCCAAGGTGGACATCATCCCGGTGCTGGACGGAGACGATGCCGAGCGACTGATCACGGATCTGGAGACGGGAGTGGGAACGATTTCACTGGCCACAACCGGCGCGGTGACGATTGACAACGGAGCCGGCTATGCGATTGGAGACTACACATCAAGCGGCATAGCGGTGGATTCGTTGCCAATAGCATTGAGCAGCGGACAGACTTTATTCTTCAGCGGAGGCGGAAGGCTCTCGCTGAGTGCGTTGGCTTCCATTGGGGCCACCACAATCTACGGCACGCTTGCTGATGCCGCACTGGTGGACAACGAGGAGGCTGAAGTTGGAACCAGTGCAACCACTCTGCCATTCACGTTGTCGGACGCCAAGGTGAGGCGGTTCCGGTACAGCCTTACCCAGTACAGTCCTTTTCGGGAGTTGCAGTTCAGGCTTTTGCAGAGCACGGGTGACACCAGTGGCAGCAAGTACGTTTCTTTGAGGAGCATTCACGCCGGGGGCTTTATGGACACAATGGAGGCGGATCTGTGAGCGACTATGATCAGAGGGTGGCTGAGGCTGTCAAGTTGTGTGCCGGGGGAAGCCGGGAGGCACATCTCTATCTGAATATCATTTGCAGATCAGCCCGGTTGATTGATGATTTATTTGATGACAAAGACAAGTGGAAGGGAGAGGACACTTACGATCTGGCGCATCTGCTTTTGGTGGATTTGCCGGACAGTCCTTTTTTCACAGCCAACCGGCAGCATCTTCTTCCGCTGCACTTAGTTGCTTTGAATGCTTGGAAGGATTCAAATAGTTGGGAAGCTGCCGAAGGAGTCAAGCGAACGTATGCGCTTGTCATACGGGACACCCTCACTGAGCTGGGCCTAATGGTGGCTCATTTGGTGGGGGGTAGGGACTACTTGGAGAAGATTAGTTTGAAAGTAAGGGAATTATTCATAAAGGAGGAATTTTAGACAATGGGACTCTACAGCTCAAAACCCCCGAAGCCGCCCGACTTTGAAGCCGCAACGCGAGCCGGCGTTGAGGCCGATATTGAGAGCCTACCTATTAGGAAACTGATCGAGGCGGCAGCACGCCAAGGCACGAAGGTCACATACACCGATATGGACGGCAAAGAGCAGACGGTGGACTTCACCGGCTTTGGCGATGTTGATATGAGCCGGCAAGATCTTGAGTTTGCCGAGGAATCGGCTGACCGGATGGCTCAAGCGATGCTCTCTGTTCAAGAGAAGTACGGAGCTGACTTTGTTAAGCAACGACTGAAGGAGTTGGAGCTGGCTGATCCACAATTTAGGAAGGTGAGGGAGTCACTGGGAGAAGCGGCCCTTGAAGATGTGGAGAGTGGTTATGCACTGGCCCCCGGTATGAGGGAAGAGGTTCAGCAAGCCACCAGAGCGGCACAGTACGCACGGGGCAATGTGTTTGGAGCAGCGCCGGCTGCTGAAGAGGCTTTTGAAGTGGGTAACGCTGCATTCAGGCTGAGACAGCAACGGCTGGCCAATGCAGCCAGTTATCTGAGCGGCACGACTCCGGTGGCCCAGTTTGGGCAGATAGCCGGGGCTCAGCAAGGAGCTGCCGGGTTCAACCCGATGGGGGTTCGTAGCGGCATAGGTCTGGATCCAAACGCCGGAGCCAGATCTCTGGGGCTGGCTACCAACGTCTACAACAATCAATTTCAAGACTATATGCAGCAGAGCTCTATGGCCGGGGATATGCTGGGAGCAGTGGCCGGTCTGGGTATGGGAGCAATGACCGGGGGGCTGCTGGGAGCTATTGGTGGCGGCGGCTGGAAAGGGTTCTCGAAAGGAGCACGCAAAGGCATAGGCGGCGGAGGAGATACATAAGATTATGGGAATGAGCGGAAAAACTTTTCTGTCAGCCTTCCAAATGGGGGCTAAGTTGTATCCGGACATAGTGAAGAGCCGGGAGGATAAGATTGATAAAGATCTGAAGAGGGAGATGCTCAACCTTCAGAAGAACAGGCTGAAGGTTGAGGGTGAGGTGGCTACTGCCAAGGGAACGAGGCTTGCCACTGGACTGAAGAACCTAGAGGAGTTCAAGATTGAGTTTGATGCTCTGGATATGAATAGCCCGGAGTTTGTTTCCCAGTATTCTGATCTCGTTAAGAACAAGATCACCGGAATGTCTATGGCTCCGGAATCTTTGGAGAAGTTCAACGCTATTGACGGGATGGTGAAAGGAAACGCCATTTACAAGGCTCAAGTTGAGGCTGAAAACAACGCTTGGAAAGTTACGGAATGGTGGAATAAGAGAAATCCGCTTTCCCCGATTGATCCTAGAACAGCTCCGCCGGAAGTATTGTCGTCTATTGACCAGTCATATAAAGACTATTTACAAGAAGAGAAAAACAAAGCTCTCCGGGCAGAGGTAGAGACAAGGAGCGAAGCAGAAACGGCTTTGAAGGATAAGGCTGAGTTCGTAGCTTTTGTTGAGGAAACCGGCAGCGCCTTCAAGCCGGAGGATTATGAGAATCCGGAAGCCAAGACTGCATTACGGATTCACAACCAGATCGAGGA